TATAGGAACCGACTGGGGGCTGTCAAGCCCCTGCCACCAGTAGGCCCACTACAAACCCGGCAGCAAACACACACATGAGGACCACAGGCAGGTCCGGGTGCATCATCCGGGGCTTGTAACCCTGCATCATGTAGAACTGATCGGGGTAGGACTTGGGGAAAGCCTCAGCCAGTGTGCGGGGGAAACGCTTGGTTGTCTCCATACGGGGCTCGGTGTCATGTGTAGTCATGCTGCCATCCATTCGTCGTAGGTCAACAGGGGAGCGCCACCACGGGTAATGTCGCCACCTTTGCCGTCATTGGCGAAGGTCAGGTAAATCTGATATTCCTGGTCATTAGACCCTCGGGCTTGCGTCTGCCAGTTAGCAGCGGGAATCAGGTTCTGGTCGTCATGCATGGGAAACCTCCAAAAAGTTACAGGTTGCACCGGCTATGCGGCAGTCACTGGCAAACCTACGCTGCCAGTACGGGGACAGATGGATAGCCTTGTCTGCTTTGTCCGTGTATCCCCAGTCCTTCCCCCCGTCACCGGGGACAGATTCGACGTAGAAAACGGGGATAGCTTTAGACCATGAACGATAGGCGATTGTGCGAAGCATGGGAAACATCCTCTCAAAACGGGTTTAAACGGGCCTAGGGGCGTTTTTTACCCCTAGGCTAGGGGTAGGTAGCATCAAGCCTCTGCGTGTTCTTGCAGCAGGTGTTTTGCAATCTCGTACCAGTTGACCTCATGCAAGAAGGCCAGGGCGTAATCACGTGCCAAGCCTGCGTCAGTAGTCTGGTCAATGTAGTCTTCAACGTAGGACTGTAGGTCTTTGCCTAGGTCATACGCTTCTTGTCGAAGGTTGAAAAGGTCTTCAGGTTCTACACCATCGAACACTTCCAGATTGACCCGCCATGTGGCGTAGTTGGTCCAGCCGTTATAAGTTTTGTCTGACATTGTGGAAACCTCCGAAAGTTAAGTTAGGGTCTTGATGCTAGCGCATCTTGTAGGGGCCATGCAAGCCCCTAGGGGATGAGTTAGGCGGTCTGTTTGTTTTTGGGCATGGTTATCTTGCAATACTCTGCCCATTCTTCGTTTGTCATCTCATCACCTCCCACAATGTAAGCCTCTGTCGCACCATTAGGCTTACCGTTGGACAGATAGGGGCGATGCGAAACTGTGCGTCCAGTAGATAGCAAGATGTCGGGTTTGTTCATGGTGTACCTCACAGAACGAATTCAGACAGGCAAGAGGCAAACATCACGCCCCAGACCTTACCTTTAGATGTGATGCTGTAGACAGGTTCTTCTCTATGGCGTAAGCCATTCCAAGCATTCCGCATGTGCTTGATAGCTACATATTGACCGGGCTCTAGGTCATGCTCACCATTGTGTGTAAACACATGGCTAGATAGCTTGGCCGTGCTGTATAGCTGATACTTGCGCGGGTTAGCGAGAAAGTCAGAGTAGTCGAACATGGTGGAAACCTCCAATTAGTTAGGACACTGCTTGTTGCAGTGACTCTATTCTACACACAATGTAACCCTTGTCAACAGTACACACTAGATTATTTTCTAGGTGCTTACCCTAGGTAGGATACACTCTTGCTATAGACTATACTATATTGCTATAGAAGCTATAGTGTGTCTCTCTATAGTAGTCTAAGGGACAGGTTCTAAAACTATGCAAGGGACGCATAGATTGTCACCTCCCGCGTCCTGACGCATAGGGATTTTCCCTAATAGGATTAGGGGTCTGGAATGGGCGCCTAGACACTAGACCAGGGTGATGACTAGACGTAAGTCAGTGCTCACTATGGGCCTGGGTAAGTTAGCGCTCACCATCAAGACGTTACAGAAGTGAGTGGCTACTTTGATGGGTCTTGGGAGGGTGTAGGGTGTGCCCCCACATCTACCCCCCCATAAAAAAATTACGTTTTTCCAGATCGTAATTTTTCAATTTACGTTTTCCTGTAGACTTTGATTGAGCAGTTGCCAGTTGCTCAGGGACTCACCCCCCGCTTAGACCAGCCATGTTGCGCTGGTCTTTTTTTGCTTGTAGGATATGGTTATACGTAGAGGTGTAGAGATGACGATAGCTGCGATAGAGAAAGAGGTAGGAGTTGGGATGCCTAGTCCCCGGGTGGTGTATGCCTACCCGTATGAGGAAATGGATGTGGGTGACAGTTTTGTAGTTCCTGTCTCTGCCAGGGCTAAGGTGCTGAACGCCAACTACAGGGCTGGTAAGAGGCTTGGGTGGCGGTTTGAGGCCAGGACGGAAGGGGATGTGGTTAGGGTGTGGAGGGTCAGGTGACTAGCTTGTTGTGGATGGATGAGGAGGAGTTGCGGGAGACTTGTCGTCTGCTGACAGACTGCCTTGTCTATGCTCAGGCTAGGGAGAAGTATTTGGTGGGGTTGGTGCAGGAGGCGGCGGCAGATGGGTACAGGATTGGATATGGAGATGCAGTGGCAGACAGAGCTTTACGCTACTCGCAGAAGGTTGCAGTGGGAGTTGAAGAGGGCTTTGTCCTGCATTAGCCCTAAAGCAAAGAGGGCGCTGGCTGCTGAGTGGAAGGACAAGTATTCAGAAGTCTTCTACAACGAACTTATCCGCTGTGCGAAGAACAAGAAGGTTGCTGGTGACATCATTGCCTGGAACCTGGATGACTTTGATGGCAAGAGAGGTAAATAAACATGGCTGATTTTGTTGCTGGAGTTATTGTTGGTCTTCTTGCTGGGGCTGGGGTTAACTTTGTAGTTGGCTTCTATCAAGCGTGGAAAGCAAGATGAACAAAGAAGAAATCAAGGTTGTGGGGCTACGTCATGTTGAAAACGTGCCTCCTGGCAAGCCTTATGTTGTTGCATGGTTTGATGAAGACGGAACTATGTATTGGAACGCTAAAGAAGTGACCAACTATCAGTTGTCTTATCTGGGAACTCGTTTGTGCGTAGAAGCTGTGCGTTGGGGAGCAAATGAACTTTGACCTGAAGAAGTTTTACAAGTTCTGCTCTGAACTCAAGATTGAGACGAAAGAGGAGGGCTTGAAGAAGATGGGCACTCTTCTGGGGACTCAGACGTATGTGATGGAAGAGATAGAGAAAGGCTTGAAAGAAGATGTCCACTTCTTCGTTATCCTCAAAGGCAGGCAGTTGGGAATTACGACAATTTCTCTGGCGCTTGACCTTTACTGGCAATTTACACATCCTGGATGGCAAGGGACTTTGGTTGCAGATACGGAAGAGAACCGTGATATGTTTCGCTCAACCCTTGCCATGTATATGGAGGGCTTGCCTAAGGAATACAAAATTCCGCTTGTCGCGCACAACCGCAACCAGATGGTTCTTAAAAACCGTTCCAGACTCTTCTACCAGATCGCTGGCAACAAAAGCCGTCTTGGTCAAGGTAAAGCCATTACCTACCTACATGGAACGGAAACGGCCTCGTGGGGTAACGAAGAAGGACTTGCATCTCTGATTGCTTCTCTTGCTGAGAAGAACCCTGAGAGGCTTTACATGTTTGAAAGTACCGCGCAGGGATTCAACATGTTCCACGACATGTACAAGACTGCCAAGCGTGCAAAGACGCAGAGGGCAATCTTCTGTGGATGGTGGCGTAACGAGTTCTACTCTGTTCCTGGTGACTCCCAGATATACAAGGTGTACTGGGATGGCAAGCTCAAGTCAGAGGAAAAAGAGTGGGTCAAGGACATCAAGAAGATGTACGGTGTTGACATCAACTCTAGGCAGATGGCTTGGTGGCGGTGGAAGATGCACGAGGGTATCAAGGACGAAACTCTCATGTACCAGGAGTTCCCGCCTACTGAGGACTATGCCTTCGTGATGACTGGCACTAGCTTCTTCTCACACACGAGATGTACAGAAGCTGCCAAGCAAAGCAAGAAGAGGGACTATGAAGACTACCGCTACAGTTTTGGTCAGTTGTTCCAAGACACCGAGGTGCTTAGAAGTACAGAAAGACTGTCCACGCTTCGCGTGTGGGAGCAACCTATCGACTCGGCTTACTATGTTATTGGAGCCGATCCAGCCTACGGAAGCTCAGACTGGGCAGATAGATTTTGCATACAGGTGTTCAGATGCTACGCTGACGGCCTTGACCAAGTAGCAGAGTTTGCAACCAGTGAGATGAACACCTACCAGTTCGCGTGGGTTATCGCTCACTTGGCTGGCGCTTACAAGAACTCTACCTTGAACCTTGAGGTCAACGGCCCTGGTCAGGCAGTCATCAACGAGATACGCAACCTCAAACGCATGGCAAGCTCTATGGGCGGTCCTGTGGGGCATGGACTGCTAGATGTGCTTGGTTCTATGCAGAACTACATCTGGCGCAGGAACGACACGCTTGGCGGTATCTCCAACAGTATTGGCTACCTGACCACCTCTTCTACCAAGGAGAGGATGCTCAACTACATGAAAGACTATTTTGAGCGGGAGATGATGGGCATCTACAGCATGGAGTTGCTGGAAGAGATGAAAGGCATCGTCCGTGATAACGGATTCCTGGGCGCTCCTGGCCGTGGCAAGGACGACAGGGTCATCGCTACTGCTTTAGCCTCTGTTGCCTTCGCAGAGCAGATTCAGCCTCGCCTGATAGCCTCCAGAATCACCAGAGAGGTCAGCAAAGCGCAGGAAGACTTCACGCCTGAGCAGATTGCTGTTGGCAGAAACGTCAGTGACTACCTCAAGAAGATTGGCTTGTATGGAACACAGTAACCTGACTGTGGTGGCTGTCTACGGTCACAACGATGGCTCTAGCGCCATCCCTAGCCTCGTCAAGAGCATGACGCAGCTACCGGGTAGCAAAGCACTGCTGATAAGCCCTAGCAGGCCAGAAAGCCTTCCTTGGTTTGTAGAACACAAGCCTATCTTTGCGCTGGACTACTTCCAGTACTCGTGGTTCATGATGTATGCCCTGCATAACTTCATAGACACAGACCACGCACTCATAGTCCAAGATGACGGCTTTGTCATTGACGGCAGCAACTTTGACCCTGACTGGTACAAGTACGACTACATAGGAGCGCCTACGCACTGCGCTTTGACTGGCGACAAGTACTACTGGAACTGGACTTGGCAGCAAGAGCCTGCAAAGAAACACATCATCCAAAACGGTGGGCTGTGCCTGCGTAGCAAAAAACTGCTGCAAGCCCCAGGCAAGTACGGCATCATGCACAAAGCCATGAACGTCATCCCGTTTTGCAACGAAGATGTTCAGCTAACAGGCTTCTTGCGTGACCAGCTAGAACAAGCAGGGATGAAGTTTGCCCCTGACCAGATAGCCAAGTACTTCTCTATTGAGTACATGGGTCCGGGCTACCACGATGACTTTGACCTTGATAAGCTGTTTGGGTGTCACGCGCCTACTCGTAAGTTAGTAAGTGCTTACAAACTAATGATAGATGTCACGCAGCATCAGCCAGAGAATATGCACGGTGAGCAAGCGTTTCTGGCCTACCTGCTAAAGAAGGGGTACGAACTTGTCTACTTCAAACGTGAAACCGCTGAGCAAGGTGGAACTCAAGAAGCAGATGCGGCGGTTTTATGACGACAAGGACCGTGGCATCTCTATAGAAAAGTTCTGTGAGATAGCTGGCATCTCACACCGGATGTTCCACGAAGTCTTTGTCTACGAGAAAGAACCGCTGTCAGAACACATTCAACTGAGGACTAACAAGGCGTATGCCGCCTGGAAAGAGGGCGCTGTGCGGGTTATGCGTGACCACACACGCAAGCATTGGGTCGAGTACCGCCGCGAACCCCTGCCGCCCATAGTCAAACAGATGAAACTACAGGTCACACCAGAAGGCGTGAAAGTCAAGGTCGGACTCGTCAACCGCCATGACTACTCCAATCCTAGCTTTGACGAACAACTTAGAGGGTGAAAATGGCTGTCTTGAAAGACTACTACTGCGAAACACACGGCATCTTTGAAGCATGGGAGCCCAAGTGCCCCATGAAAAACTGCAAGGCTGAACTCAGTGTTGTGTTTCTAAAACCTGTTGGCATGAAGTCAGATAAGACCAAGCGCACGGACAAGACCGTCCAGCAGCTTGCTATCGACTACGACATGACCGACATCAAGACCACACGCGAAGGCGAACACCAGACCGGCTACCTCAAACGCCATAACCAACTGTCTGACAAACAATTCGCAGAAGCCGATGCCGTCATGAAAGAACAGCAAAAGCAACAAGGACCGCGCCCTGGCGACCAAGCCATTTGGGGCGGCGGCGGCAACATCAGTATGAAGTCCGTCATGGGCGGTCAGTTCAAGCCTGTAAAAGACGAAGCTGTAAGTATTAACCCTAAGTCAGCGGGAAATTTGACTGGTCCTAGAGCCGGGGTTATCATCGCCGACCATGAGAACCTTCAGGTCAACAAATCATGAGAATCCCAACTGAGCCGATTGAGAGAGAGGAGTTCTACCTCGATCTCATTCAAAAATGCTTGGTTTCTCGGGAAACTCGCAAGGTTGACTACGGTTCGCTGCGAAGCTGGTACTTGTTCGGCAATGGCCCGGACGAGTCGCCAGCTTTGTACAACAAGATCTACCCCCACATTGACCAACTGACTAGCTTTCTCTACTCAGCAGAGACAACTAGGTTCAGCATTAACGTGGGTGCTGCGGTCAAGAAGGCCGAACACAGCAAGATTCCCGTCCTTACGCGCTCGCTCAATGACCGCTGGCTAGATAGCAACGCAGATCAGAAGTTTGCGCTCGCTACTACCTGGGCACTTTGCTACAACAGCGGGTTCATCAAGATTGTGATGAAGGGCAAAAGTCCCCATCCACACTATGTAGAGCCTGCCTGCATAGGTGTTTTGCGGGAAGATATACCCGGTTTGGACAACCAAGAAGCCTTTGTCCACACCTACTACATCACAAAATCTGAGCTTTACAGCCAGTTGTGGAGCCATCCGCACCGGGAAGCACTGGTAAAACGGGTGTCTTCCATGCCTCACGAGCGCACAGAAGTCGCTAACGGCATTGAACGAATCATCATGAACCAGACAAATCCCACGTTGTACGGCAACGTAAACCTGGATTTGGGGGGCATGAACCGCTACAAAGCAGAGGTAGCGGAAGATACGATTGAGATGACCGAGTTGTATGTCTGGAATGACGACATCCAAGACTACCAAGTGGTCACAAAAGCCGAACCAGATGTCATCATCTATGACCGCCCGAACGAGTCAATGTTTCTCAAGGGCGAGTTGCCGTTCGTGCAAATCAGTCCCAACCCCCTGTATGACTATTTCTGGGGGATGTCAGAGGTACAGCGCCTCATCTTCTTGCAGCAACTCCGCAACAAACGGATGGCTGAGATTCTTGACCTGCTAAGCAAACAAGTTTCTCCCCCGACTGCACTCATCGGATTCACGGGTATCCTAGATGAAAAGAACTTTGCTCTCAACCGCGCTGGTGGTTTGCTTGCTACTGATATGCCCAACGCCAAAGTTGAGAAGCTCGCTCCGCAGATTCCTCCCGATCTATTCCGCGAAATCCAAGAAATCGACAGTATGTTCGAGGAGGCCAGTGGTATCGTCAGTGTTTTGCAGGGTCGTGGCGAATCAGGCGTGAGGTCGTCAGGTCATGCTTCTCAGCTTGCCCGTCTTGGCTCCAGCCGTGCCAAGAAACGCGCCCTCGTCATTGAAGACTCACTGGAAAAGCTCGCCACGCTCTACCTGCGCTGTATGCAGGCGTATGACGATACGCACTACCTAGACGAGAACGGCGTTCCGTTTATCGCAGAGCAGTTCACCAAAGACTTCGTGGTCAAGGTTGACGCCCACTCCAACAGTCCGATCTTTATGGAAGACCTACGGACGATGGCGTTCAACTTGTTCAAGGCCCAAGTCATCGACAAAGAATCTTTGCTTGACCTGATTGACCCGCCTATGAAGCAGATGCTTAAAGACCGGCTCAAGAAGCAAGAAGAGAAGCAGGCTGCTCAGCCAAAACCTGAAGGCAAGCCTGAAGGTAAACCTCAACTCAAACAGGTGGGATGATGGCTACAGCACCCGGAACTAGTTCAATGACCGCACCCAAAGCTGACCAGCCACGGGTATCAACAGATTCGCTGAAAAGAGGCGAAGCGAGCCCTAACTTGACAATGCGTCAAACTGGGTTTAAAACCTATACCGGACGTAGTCAACGGGACTACAACCGTCGCTAAGGAGCAACCATGTACGGAAGTAAGAAATCTGGTCGCAAGACCCGGCGCTGATTCCCCGCAAGGGAATAGGGTATGGCTGCTTCCCCTTAAAGTAAGTGGCCCCTGTGAACCAAGGAGCGCATCATGCGTAAAGGTCGTAAAGGTCGTAAAGGCCGCAAGTAATCCGTAAGGATTTGTCTTCCGGGGCTGACATAAAATGCCCCGACCTATTGCAAAAAAGTTTGTAATCGCTTACAAACCCGTGCTAAGGAGTTCAGATGAGTGTTCCGGCAGACAAATTGATGGAATTGATGAAAGGCACCCGGTCAGCAGGTGCCCCCGTTCCTGGCATGGGTCCAGGCGCTATGCCCGCCGCTCCCGCCCCCATCACTGATGCTGAAACTCCTCCAATCGCCGCCCCGATGTCCACTCCAGAACCCAAGATGGGTAGCCGGGAAGCTGCGATGATTAACATCGGCATGGCTATGGACTTGCTAGAGCAATCCATCCCCGCACTCGGCCCAGAGTCGGAAGAGGCTCGCAAAACCCTGGACGCTATTCGCAACCTGACCGGCGTCCTCGGTCCCCGCAAAGGCCAGACAAACGAACTTCAGCAAGCTGAGATTCTTCAGATGCTGCAATCGCTTCCTCAAGCTGGTGGCGCAACGCCTGAAGGAAAAGCTCTAGCACAAGCGCCCGTCCCTGGTATGCCGCCTGCCGGCGGTATGCCAAAACCACCCCCCATGTAAAAATGAAAGCGCAGCCAATCCAAGACCGCTTTGCATCAAAGGTGCTTCAAGTGCCTTTTTGCGATTGCCATCTATGGACTGCCTCAACCAACAAGTTTGGTTATGGCAAGTTGGCAGTTGGTAGCAACAATTGGACTCTTGCTCACAGGTTCTCTTACGAACTGAACAAGGGAGAAGTTCCAGAAGGTTTGTGCGTTTTACACACTTGCGACAATCCTGCGTGTGTAAACCCGGAGCATCTTTATCTTGGAGATTACAAGCAGAATGCTGTAGACCGAGAGCAAAGACAACGTGGCAATCATGCTTTTGGAGAAAAGCATGGACGAAACAAGCTTTCTGTTGACTCTGTGCGTAAAATTCGTGAAGAATTTCAAACAGGGAAATTTTCTTTTAGACAGCTAGGGAAAATTTACGGCGTTGACGGCAAGACGGTCGCTGACATCGTTCGCAACAAGCTGTGGCAAAGCCTTCACTAAGGCAAAGGAGAATATTTTGGACCTCTTCAAACCTCGTGGCGCTGCTGCTCCCCGCCGCCCCACCGACAACAATCAACAGCACGGTGTTATCACCAACACCCCGCGCTTTGCCGAACTCGGCGGTCTGTCTGCTCCCAACAAAGTTGGCAAGACTGGCATGGCCGTGAAGAAGCCGGGCGACGGCAAAAAAGTCATTTAATCGTATAAAGAGGGTAACAAATGTCTCTAGAAAATCTTTCTCCAGAAGCTCGGGATGAGCTTGCGGCACTGGCTCAGCGACTCGCTGACAACCCAGAAACCCGCAAGGACTTCTTGCGTATGACCAAGAAGGTCAATCCCGATCTGCCAATTCCTGAACTTGAGATTGATGACCGGACTACCTCCGCTCTGACTCAAATGCGCCAGGAAAACGAAGCTATCAAAGCACAACTGAAGGCAAAAGAAGCCCAGGAAATGCTGGACAAGCGTCGGCAGTCTCTGGTCAAAAAAGGTCTAGTAGACAATGAAGACGAGATTGATGCCGTGGAGAAGCTCATGTTGGAGAAGAAAATCGCCGATCATGAGACTGCGGCACAGTATCACCAGTGGATGAAACAGGCAGCAGTGCCGACGCCTTCCGGCTATCAACCTTCAGCCGTCAAGCAATTTGACCTGAACAAGTTCTGGAAGAACCCGAATACTGCTGCCCGTGAAGAAGCTGTGAGAGCGCTCAATGATGTTCGCAAACCAATGCGACCCATTGGACTGTAAAAGAGGGTATTTTTTTCTAGGAGAGAACCATGCCTATTGGTGGCGGTATTCTTCCGGCAACAGGTAGTTCGCAGTTCACCGAACTGACTTATGTCACTCGGCGTGCGTTCATTCCTAAGCTGGTTGTTCAACTTTATAACTCGACGCCTCTGATGGCGGCACTGATTGCTAACAGTCAGCAAGCCTCCGGCGGTGTGTCGTCCGTAACTGTGCCCGTCCAGGGCGCTCAGTTCGTAAACGCTCAATGGTCTGACTACAGCGGCTCGTTCGCTCAGCCGTCCGTCCAGCAAGGCGCTTACAACGCTGAGTACGACCTCAAGCTGATGATTTCTCCCGTGCCGTTCCTCGGTATGGAAGGTGCAGTTCAGCAAGACGCAGCCATCATCCCCCTGATCGAAGCTCGCATGAATGATGCGACCAACGTCATGATGGATGCTATGGCGACTGCGCTGTACAACAACACGACCAACACCCAGCAGTTCATCGGTCTGCCTGCTGCCGTTAGCGCCTCTGGCACCTACGGCAACATTGACCGCTCGACCTATAGCTGGTGGCGGTCCAAGTCCTACGATGCTGGTTCCAAGAACCCGACCCGTCAGAACATCCTGCAATACATCTCCGGCACCGTTAAGAACGGCGCTGAGATGCCTTCGTTCGGTGTTTGCGGTTTCGGCACCTGGACCCTGCTGGCTCAAGACTTTGTCGGTCAAGAGCAGTACGTCATCACCCCCGGCTCGGGCTTTGATGGCGACCCGAATGGCCCCCAGGCTGCGTTCCGCGCCCTGATGGTTGCTGGCGTTCCGATCTACCCCGATCCGTACTGCCCAGAAGGGACCGTGTACTTCCTGAACACCAACTACCTGTCGCTCTACATCCACGAGCAAGGTTCGTTTGTGTTCACGGGCTTTGAGTCCACCCTCCCGAACTGGCAGATCGGTTATGTCGGTGCAGTTCTGATGATTGCAGAACTCGTCAACGTCAAGCCGAAAGCTATGACTGTGGTCAGCAACTACAACTACCTCTCGCTGTAAGGAGTAGAAGATGTCACTGTCCACAAACAAAATCATTCTGGCAAATGCCACCACCAACACTGCTGGTGCGTATTTCCTGACAACCACCGTTACTGCTGTCAGCACTGGCAACGGCACCGTCATTCCTGCTGGCGTTTACCTGATGTTCCCGCAAGCGAACACCAGCGTGATTGCCAACAATGGCTCTGCCAACACCACTCTGGTTGCTGCTAACACTGGTGGCGTCATCATCTCTGATGGTGTAAACGTGTTTGCCAAGACCTCTGCGTCTAGCGATACCGTGACCTTGCTGGCTACCAACGGTGGCCTGTCTGTGTCCGGCACGTACAACACCTGATAGGAGTCTGCAATGCAAGCGAACCATGTAAGTTCAGACTACCCAGACCAATTTGGTAACTACGCTATTGCATCGGGCCAAGCCGTTAGTGTTGGCGCGACCAGCAATGCTGCTGCCACTTTGGGAACCACGGGCACTAGCTTCATTGTTCGCCGCATTACCGTTGCAAACGCAAACAAGAGCATTGCTACTGCCAACGTTTCCATCCTGACCTCCAGCGATGGCAACGCATCTAACGCAGTAGCAAGCGCAACCTTGTTGTCCAACGTGAGCAGCACTTCGACTTATCAAGACTTGACGCTGGCCTCGGGTACGCTGACTACGGTGTACTCTGCTGGCGCTCTGTTCGTGAAAGTCAATACTGCTGTCAGTGGTGGCACTTGTGATGTCACGGTTTACGGCGACATTGTGAACCT